ATGCATCCCACTTGTCATATCGAGCCTGCTTCATTGCTTCAATTTCAGCGTCAGTAAAGCTGTGGTCATCTGCCAAGTGCAGGGCATCACGAAAGCCGTTAATCTCAAAAACAATGTCAATCATGCCCACTCCTTAGAAGCCAAGCGGCGATTTAATAGATTCGCAGCAAATTGATCGCAGTAGTGCCTGTAGCCCACACACGAATAACCTGCACGGGAATTACTTGGCCCGGTTGCAGTCCAATAAAAGTCGTGTCATCGTTTTGCGCAGTCGTCACTTTGACGTTACCCGTACCCCCGACATAAATGACGGATGGGGTTGGTAAGTAGTCGGTATCACTGTTGGTGAACGTAGTCGCACCGCCCGGAAACATCGGAAAAGTCGGGCTGTAATTGGTTTGCTTACCCATAAAAATTCTCCTGTAATGCGGGGGCAAAAGCCCCCGAGATCAATTAGGCTGTACGGGTAAACACGTAGGCCGTTGCGCTGGAGAACATGATCGTAAAGCGTGCCAGACCGGTAGCGCCAGCGGCAACTGTCAGATCACCAAAAGAGCCTGGGGTATCCGCAGCAGCAGTAGACAAGATGCCGTTGGTTGCAACAGCCACAGTTACAGTGCTTGCGCCAGCAGTGTTGTCAATGTACAGATCCATCACGGTGCCTTGGGTAGCACCCAAAGCCGCGCCCAGCAATGTGCCGGTGGGCAACGTGATGGTGGTGGCGGCTGCCGAAGTGGAGGTAATGTAGCCGGTGATGACTTGTGCAGCAGTGGCTGTTGCAGTGGCGTTGATCGCGTTAGCGGATGTGGGGGAATGGTCAGTGATGAAGCCGTTTTGCGATACGACTGGACCGGAGAATGTAGTGCGTGCCATGATGGTTCCTTACATGCAAGTTTAGGCGCATCTGTCTGCATGTCGTCGGCCCGGAGCCGTCAGATACACCGGAAAAGTCCGGGAGTGCGTGCAATATACACCAAAAGAAAAAGGGGCACAAGACCCCTTTTTCATTGGACGGCCGGGAACCCCCGACCCGTATCATTAGGAGCCCGAAGAGCCCCAGATACCCAATGGATCAGACCAGCCGAACGAGTAACGCTCGCGGGCCTTGTAACGGACGTTGCCGGTGTCGAAATCACCATCCATGGACGTAGCCAAAGCGGTGCGCTCGAAGTGCTTCAAGCCGTTAGGCACGTCAGTGGTCAGGAACCAGCCGTTGCTGTCGGTCAAGAAGTGGTTGACGGTGTAACCGCCAGACACTGTGCCCATCTGCTTCAACGCGTTGATGTCGTTGTCAGCAGTACCAACACGCAGTTCGGTGTCAAGCAAGCGCTTGGCCACGAACATCAAAGCTGGTGGGATCACCAGTTTGACAGGCTTGGCAGCGATCAACAGGCCACGTTCATCAGTCCAAGCAGCGATCTGGATCGTTGCGTTTTCCAATGAAGTCTCGTTCAGGTCAACACCGGTGGTGGGGCTGTTGTAGTTAACGCCGCCGCCAACCAGAGGGTGGCCTACGCGAGTGCCGCCGCTGTTGTTACCGAACAAAGACACGCCGTCGCCGCCGAGAGCAGCGCCGGAGAAGCCGGTGTTCAGAACAGAAGCAGCTTTGACCTGCTTGGTGTAAGCCATACCGCGAGCCAGAGCCTTGGTGTAGCGGGCAGACAGACTGTCATACAGGTTGTCTTCCACTGCTTCTTCCGTGATGGAGAAGCCCAAAGCGATGGTTTCGTGGGTGTAACGAGCAGTGAAGGCTTCCTGCGCGTTGTCGTAAGCGATGGCAGAGCCTTCGTTCTTGACAGGTGCAGCACCAAAGCCGGACAGCTTGGTTTCTTCTTCAAAGCTACGCTCCGATTTCTCGGTCTCGTACAGCTCTTTGTGCTCTTCGCCGTAGCGTGCATATTCCAAACCGAACAAGGCGTTCAGACCGGGGAGCAGCTCTTTGAGCAGTTGTGCGCGTGAAATTGCCATGGTGAGTTACTCCTTACAGGCCGACGTTGTTCATGTACGAGTGGGCACTGGGGTTGAACTTAACCAACACATCAGTGAACGCATCGCCCGGAGTGGACGCGAAGCCCACGATACGGAAAGCCGCAGCTGTTGTAACAACAGTGGATTCCAAGGCACTGTTTGAGTTGCCAGTACGGGTAGAACCAGTGCTGGTGCTCTGAACAGCCGCAAAGAAGGTGTTGGTGCCCAGAACAGTCTGAGCGCCGGAACCATCCAGCTGCGCTTGGAATACGACGTTGGGGTCTGTTATCACCTTGGCAGTCACCACGCCGGTTGTGCCGGAGGGGTAGTACTGGGCGTTGATAACTTGACCTTGTGCGTTGACGTACTCGCAACCGACGAACAAACCAATCGCACCCACGCCGTTGCCGCCGAGATTGTTAGTGGTGATGTCTGCGCCAGTGGCAGTAGACAAAGCGAGGTAGCCGTCAGCGCCGATGATGACGACTTGGCCATAGAAGAGGTTGGTGGCTTCGCCAGCAGGGTCAATCAGAAAAGTCTGAGTTGCACCAGCGTAGGGCATTCCATCAACGCGATTTACGGGGATCAGCCCGTATGGGGAAGCGGTTGTTGCCATTTAAGGACTCCTTGTTACTTTGAACCAGAACCAAAACCACCGCCGCGACTTGTTGTTGACTTGCGGTCAGCAAAAAGCGGCATACGAGGGTCGTTGTTTCGCATGAAACTGTTATCCACAGAATCCATCTGGGCCTGCGCTTGTTTGGCGTAATACTCATCACGGGCTTGGGCGCGTTCGCGTGGCATCTTGCAGAGCATGAGGCCGCCGATCTCGACGTTGCCAGTTTTTGCATTACCCTCCAGCATCAGTTCCGGATGGTCGACTGCTTTGACCGGTTCCCAACCTTCACGCATCTTGGTAGACACGTTCGTGTTTTGTGCTTCACCGAGTACGTGGGTCGCAATCCAGCGATACACCATACCGGGTTCAGGGGTTGGATCAGGCAGTGCGCTCGGAGGTGCGTACACATACCGAGTAGATTTTTCGCGTGACACGAGTTCACGAGGGGTCCGGGTTGTTGTTTCAGCCATTTGATTTCTCCAATTTTGCTACTTCAGCAGCATATTGCTGCGGGGTTAATCCATATTTCTTCGCTAACGCAATCTGCGTAGGCGTCAACTGGACCTTTCTTGCGCCCGTTGAACGAGTCGCGGGGGCAACAACCGAGGTAGGTCGTCTGGAGCCATCGCCGGAACGTGGCTTGTCTTCGGTCCCACCGAACATATCAGGGAACGTGGACTTCATGCGAGCATCAATGCGCTCGAAGTAATCATCAGAGCGAGGGTCAACCCCCGAATTGACTAGCTTTTGGTGCAGCCCTAGTGCGAAGCTGGTGACTTCCTCATACCCCTCAGAACCGAACCACTGGTTTTTTGCCTGCCAGCGAGCAGTTTTATCGTCCAGTTCCTGACGTGGTACTTGCGTTTGTTGTGTTTGTACAGCAGTTTCTTCCACCTGTAAAGGGGCTGGCTTGAAATTTTTTGCAGCCTGCACCTTCATCTTGGCATCCATCAGTGCGTCTTGCGCCGCAATGACCCCATCTGTGTCAAAAGCCTCGGTCGCTTCCTTGAGCTGGCGCTTGGCTTTTTCCACTTCGGTCTCGGCCAACGACAGCTGCGAAGCGGCGTACTGCTCTGTGCCGCTGTTGACGTACTGCTTTAGCCTATTGTTCTCGGCCACCATGTGCTGGGCAAGGCGTTCAAGCTCTTGCTTCTCGCGCATGAGCGACTCTTTTGCCCGGCGCTCGTCGTGACGTGCGTGGGTCAGCTCCTTGATGCGCTTTTTAACGCCATCAGAGTAGCTCTCAATCTCATCGTCTGTGGGGTCAGCCACTTCGCGGTCCAGCGGCTTGCGGCCACGGTCTTTTTCAGGGGTGTCGTCAACAATCTCAATCTCGACATCCCCATCAACAGCGACATCGACTTGCGTCTTGTCGTCCTCAATCTCGTCCGGGAATTTAAACTCACTCATTTCTGCTCCTTATGCGCGGGTTAAACCGCGTGGGTCTTGCACAACACACTCCACCTGATCGTCGTTCAAGATTCGGAACTCCTTGCCGAAAATCTTAAAACGAGTACCGGTGTAGGTACGCACGAGCACAAAATCACCTTCCTTGCACCACGCACCGGCGGGGAACTTGGCAGTGTCTTTGTACGCGTCTGGTCCGACTCGAAGCACGAACAGCACCGTGGTGGCGTGTTCTTCCGCTTTCAAAGTCGCAGCATCTCGAACAAGGTCGAGGGAAGTACCGGCGATTTTTTCATCGACTTCCGGCACAACACACAGCAGCTTGTAGCCCACGGGAGTGGGTAGCGCTGATGCTTTGGTTTCGTTGTCAGCCTCGTCTTCTGGGACGGCAAGCGGCTGGATGTGCTTTGGCAGGCTGATGCCCGGAGGCAGAATGATTTCACTCATCTGATTGCTCTACTTTCTCTACAAGGTCGAGGAGGTGACGCTCTGCAACCGCCAGACCTTGAATTAGGCCGCAGAGTTTTTGGTATTCGTCAAATGAGCGACACGCCCCACCCGCCAAATCATCGGCGTAGTTGTTCATGTCGGTGCGTAATTTTTCGCGCAATACGCGTGCGAAGTCTGCGATCATGTGGTTTAGGGTTTACCCTTGGTTGGTTGAGGACGAGCCAGCTGCTGCTGGGTTTTAGCGACGTCCACGCCAACGCGCAGACCTTCACGTTCTTGCTCGGCTTGCAGGCGCTTCTCGGCCTGCTGAGCCTGTTGGCCAGCCTTGAAGCCGTCGAGCTGCATCTTGGCCTCAAGCGCCTGCTGCTTAAGCTCCAGCTCGTCGGCCTTGGA